CCGGAACGACCGGTATGGTTGCCGAACGGCTCGGCCGCAACGCCACGCTGATCGAGTTGAACCCTGAGTACGCCGACCTGGCACGTAACAGGCTGCGAAGTGAAATGTGCGCGGTTGTAGGCGAAGCTCCGGAGCCTCGGCAGGATGCTGGCCCACTGTTTAGGAGTGATGCAGCGTGACCCGAACAAGTCTTACCCGATACGCGCCGCTGATGCGCGATCCTGACGCTCAAGCCGCGCGCCGCCGCGCCGCCGGCCAGTTTCATGAGGATGGCACGATCATCCTGTTTCCCGAGACGCTCGCAAAGTTGTCTTGGCAGGATCGCGAATTGCTGATCAAGATCGCTGAGAAGCAATACGGCAAGAGGAAGGCCTGACGTGGAGCAGCCTGAGACCAAGCTATCGGCTGCGAAGCGAGCGGCACGCGATGAGCGCAACCGTGTTCGCGAATTGCTTGCCCGCGAGCGTGCCGAAGAGGAACGGGAAGTCTTTCGGCGGGAAGCGGTAAAGCAAGTTGCGTCTGGCAACTTCGCGAACATTGCCGATACTGTTGCTCATCCAACACCTGAGTGGTTGCAGAAGGGGCCAGTGGAGAAGTTCACTGCTAAGTCGCCAGATAACACATCCCGGTCGGTGCGGTCTGTTCGCAGGACAGTTCTTCCCATTGTTGTAAAGCTTTGGGATGCCGGCAAGATTGATATTAAATCCGCCTCTGCATGCATGAGATATAGAGACGACTTTGATATATCTGGCTTGGATGGACGGTACGCATCGAACACATACGATATAAACTCATCGATCAGAAAGACTGATAACGCTGGCAGGCTCTACCAAGGCGATGTCGAGATGATGGCTAGGGCAAGACTTCACAGCGCAAAGTCGTCTATAGACAAGTCACACGTCGCATTCTTTCAGGCGATTGTGGTGGAAGACATGCCAATCAGGAAAGCGGCTCGGTTTGTTCGGTGCAGGAATGGAAAAGAACTGGATGTGTTTAGATCGATTGCATCTCGTCTCGTAGAGCATTATGAGGCTGTAGGCGTCGACCTCATGCGCCATGCCGAAAAATCGGTGGCTTGACGTGGGGACAAGAAAAATCCATATCGGCAACTCTTCGGAAGTCGGGTCAAAAATCGATCGACCCTGTTCTGCGGATTTCAGCATCATCGAATTGGCCCTCTGATGGGCGCCTCCGCAACATCAGACCGCAACAAAATCGCGAAGCTCAAAGAGGCGCGCGACCGCGCCAAGGGCAAGCCGGTGCTGGATGCGGCGCCGATGTCGGAGCTTGTCGGCGTGCGCTGGGCTGCGCTTCGAGACTGGATCGACAGCGCCCCGCAGCTTGAAGCGCGCGGGCTGGTCAAGCGCGGCGGCCAGGGTGAGAAGTGGCAGATCAAGCCGCTCGCCACGATCGATGCGCTGATCCGGCACTTCGAGGCGCGGGTCGACAAGGTCGCGGCGAAGCGGCGCGAGACCTTCAGCGGCACCGGGATCAAGGTTCCGGAGCAAGAGGAAGCGGCCAGCTTCGGCGAGATGAAGAGCATGATCGAGATGACGCTCTCGATCACGACGGCCAAGGAAAAGCAGGGGCTTTACACCCGCGCCGACGAGACCGCGCGGTTCATCGAGGCCTACAACCAGACCGTGACGGCCGCGATCTTGGGCGTGAAGACGAAGGCCGACCCGAATGGCAACCTGCCGCCGGCGGTGCGGGCGGCGGTGGATGATTATCTGCGCGGCGTCGCAAGCCATGTGCATGCCATGGCCAGCAAGTTCGTGAAGGAGCAAGTTCGTGAGGGTGTATTCTCGGCAGGAACTCGCTGATCAAGCCCGCCTTCTAGGGTCCGATCAGTTCTGCCAGAAGCCCGAACGAATTGCTGAGAGCCTGCTCGCCGGCCTGATGCCGCCGGTGCCCATGTCGGCGCTCGATTACGCGACGAAGGTTCGCAAGATACGCAAGCCGGATGGCACGCATACGAGTTGGTCGGCCGAACGATCGCGGGCGCTGACCCCGATCGTCGAGGCGCATGACAACCCGGCCGTTCGCGAAATCATCGTGCCGAAGCCGTCACGCATCGGCGGCACCATGATCGCCGAGAACTTCGCGGCCAAGTGCTTGGAAGGCGACCCGGCGTGGGACGTGATGTGGTACTTGGCCGGTCCGACCGAAGTGGCGAGCTACGCCGATCGAGTCCTGCGGCCGCTGATGGAAGATCACTTCGCCGACCGCCTGCCCCGGCCAGGGACGGACGGGAACACGAAGACGTTGAAGCGGGTCGGGACGCAGACGCTCGAACTGATGGTCATGTCGAAGACGACGACGACGAACCGCCAAGCCGGCTACATCGTCTTCGACGAACCTGACAGCTACGCCAAGGCGTTCCGCAACGGGTTCCTCGAACAGGGCCGGCAGCGTCAGAGCGACTTGGGCACGAACCGGCTGATCTACGCCTGCGCGCATCCCGATGTGGGATGGTCAGGCGGTATCGCCGCGGCGTGGACGTTGTCGACGCAAGGCATCTACATTTTCTGCTGCCCAAGCTGTGGAGTTCACGGCTCGCCCTATCCGACCCGGTACTGGCCGGACGTGCCGCGCTTCCGGCTCGATTATGAAAAGGCGCCGGAGGGAAGCCCGATCGATCGGCGGCTCACGCTGGCTGGGCAGAGCGCATCGATCGCATGCCCGCATGGATGCTCTCTGGGCGAAGCCGACCGGGTCAAGATGATCGATGGCGGTTCGTACCTGCACAAAGGGCAGCAGCTTGACGATAGCCGCGGAATCGTCGGTGAGATGGACGAAAGCGAGACGTGGGGCTTCTGGCCGCATGTGCTGACGTCGACGCAGGTTCCGCTGAGCAATCTGGCTCGGCAGTTGGAGGGTGCGCTCGAGCACAAGCAGCGCACTCGGAAGAACACGAAGATCACTCAGGTGATGGTTCGGACGTTCGGCGAGGTGCTGGAAAGCGAAGCCGACCTGAAGGGCGTCGACGCACGCGGGTTGAAGAAGCGAACGGAGGCATTCGCCATCGCCAGCGATCAGAGAGTGGATTTTCCGATGGGCGTGGCGCCGGCTGGCGTTCGCTTCATCACCGCAGCGGTCGATCCCGGCCACCACAAGGCCGACGTGCTGCTGCGCGGCTGGGACCTCGAAGGTCGATCCTGGCTGATCGATCGGCGCACGATTCGCCAGCGCGAGCGCGCCGATGGTGTGATGCGCGACATCGATCTGAAGAACGTCCAAGACGATTGGCACGCGCTCGACGAGGTGGTCGACCGGTTGGTACCGATGCAGGACAAGCCCGGCTATGCACTGCCGGTTGCCATCCTGTTCATCGACAGCGGCGACGGTAACGTGACGGCAAAGGCGTACGAGTACGCGCGCCGCATGGCCGGCCGCCGCTGGGGAGCTTGGCCGCGAGTTCGATGCCTGAAGGGCGTCGGCGGACAGAAGCGTGATGCGCTCGCGGTCAAGCCTTCCTGGCTAAGCGTGGACGACGACGGCAAGAAGATTGAGCCGCCGGTGCCGCTGCACATCGCAGGCGTCGACGTGCTGAAAGACGACATATTCGGGAACGACGAAGGCATCGGCTACCTGCTGATCGACGACGGCGGCCCGGGGCAAATCTACTTCGCGGCGGACTTCCCGCAGACCGGATACGACGAACTGTTCCGGGAACCGAAGATTGAAGGAACCTACGTGCGAGACGGCGCGCAGGAGACCATCGATCTTCTCGCGTACACTGAATGCGGGCGGCTGCTGCTCAAGCCCGACCGCGAAGAGCTTATCTGGGATGCGTCACGCGCGCCCCGTGGAATTACTTGGTCCGAGGCATTGCTACCTCCTTGGGCCAGGCCTGTGTCCCTCAATCCGAAAGGGGGTGATCAAGCGGTTGCGAGACAGGAAGACCCGGCCTTGGCGCCGGCAAGGGCAGCACCAGCGCAGACCATGTGGGATGCAATGAACGGGAACCGACGTAGATGAGCCAACGGCCAAGGACAGAAGTGGAGGCGGACCTCGCCGCCGCGCGTGCGGCGCGTTCGGCCCTGTTCAGCGGGCCTGTGGTGACCGAAACCACACGCGACGGCCGCAGCATGAAGTTTGCACACCTGACGATCAGGGACCTGAACACCGCCATCAGCGATCTGACCGCGGAATTGGCCGCGCTGCCGGAGTTCGACGGCGGTGAGCGCCCGCGCCTTCGTCGCGCCATTGGCCTGAGTTGGAAGAACTGATGCGCGCGATCCACTACCGCAACCGTGTTAAGGAACGCGACCGCCCATCCGCGTATCTCGGCTCGATTGGTGGCGTTCGGCGCGACGCGGCGCGTAGCGACCTGCCTGAGTTTCAGGGTTGGAATGCCGGGATCAACTTCGCCGGTCTCAGCCGAAACTATGGCTGGGAAACAGTCATTGGCCGTGCGCGCGACCTCGACGAGAACAACGGCTGGATCAATGCCGGTCTCGATCGGCGCGTCGAATCCGTCATGGGCGGACGCATTCAGCTTAGCGCCCAGCCGAAGTTCAACCTGCTCAACCGCAACTTTGAATGGCGCATGGAGTGGGCCGGAAAGACCCAGGATCGCTTCGAGGTATGGGGTAACGATGTCGAGCGCCGCTGCGACGCCAGGCAGCGCCTATCGTTCGGCGCCATGGCGAAGTTGGCCTACCTGCAATACGTCCGCGACGGCGAGGCGTGCGCCGAAATTCGCGACGACGCGCGTGGCATAGACAACACGACCAACGTGCTGCTGATCGAGCCTGAACGTATTGCCACACCCGCTGATCGCGTGAAGGAAGAAGGCCCGCGGTTGCGCAACGGCCTTGCGTTCGACGGCAACGGGGCGATGACCGGTGGCTGGGTCCGATCCGGTCATCCGAGCGACACCTTGGCTGGCTTCGGCGCAGAGCGTTATGACTTCATCCCGGTGCGCGGCCCGACCGGACGCGCGAAGTTCCTGCATGTGTTCAGCCCGCGCCGTGCCGAGCAGAACCGTGGAATCAGCCGCTTGGCCGAGGCGATGTTGCCGGCCAAGATGCTGGATCGCGTCGATCGCGCCGAAGTGAATGCCGCGCTCAAGGCGGCGATTTTCTCGCTATTCATTCAGTCGCCAGGTTCCCCGGAAGATGTGGCAGATGCTTTGGCACCCGCAGGCGATGACACCGAAATCGCCCCTTGGATGAAAGCATATTTAGGATTTCGCGCATCGCGACCGGTCGAAGTCGACGGTGCCCAAGTAAACCACCTTCTCCCTGATGAGTCAGTAATTTCGCCGCAGAGCAATCATCCGAACAGCAACTATTCGGCCTTTGCGGGTCTGATACTTCGTAAGGTCGCTGGATCGCTAGGTGTGGCTCCGCCGCAGGTTTCCGGCGATTGGGCCGGAATCAACTATTCGTCGGCCCGC